GCGCTCAAAAATACCTACTCGGGCGCTGAGTCTTACTCTGCCCTTGCGTTTTTGGATAACGTCACAGGCGGCGAGCGGGCCGCAATTGGATTCGGCAACGCCTCCTCTATTGTATGGAACCGCGTTGTGTATTTTGAGGCGTTTGAGGGTCTTGATTCGTCGGGCTTCGTTCCCGACCAGCTTTTAGTGCAGTCTAAAACAACCGGCGGATACGGGAACTATATCAGACTCAAGTTGACTGGCGGGAATCCAACTCCGGGAGATGCTATATTCTATCGGACAGACGCACTCTACCCGTCTCAGACCGCCGCCGTAACCATTAAAGCAGCAAACGGCCAAGGCGGGACGATTTTCAACAGCACGGACACGGATGACACGCGCTCAATTTCACTCACCACATCGTCAAGCACATCGTCATTCATCGGAAATCGCGCGAATGAAACATACTTCACTCAAAACGCTTATTTCAAAGGCGGTTGGGTAATTCCCGATTCCGCAAAAACAACAGCGGCCATCGTCCTCCATACGGACACCGGAGCAAATCTTGGTGCGCTTGACTTCAATTTGGGGAATATAAACACAGCGCCATCCAACAAGGCAAGAATTACCGGCACCGGCAACCTCCTCATCGGCACAACGACCGACATGGCCTCCACCGCAGGCGGCTTGACCGTAGCGGCGACGGGTAGCGGAGCAACCGCCACCGGAGTAAACACGGGCGGTCTGCGGTCCGCCAACTTCGGCCTGAGCACGGTGAGCGGCGGGGCGAGTTATTTTGGGGGTGAAGTTAACATCACGTCGCCAACCGGATATTTCGTAAACACTACGGGCACCGGACAGACTAGCTCGATTACATACGTGAACTCAGGCGCGTCCGGTCGCACATTCTCGACTGGCTCCGCAGGTTCAACCGCAGCCGCTGTTCAATCTCGCTGGTATCTCTACGACAACACCGGATCGACGCTCATCGCATCGGCACAGGCAGGTTCAGCATCTACGGGTTTCTTCGCTATCGCTCCGACCACCGAAGCCACCACCGCAGGCGCAGGCTCCGTGACCACGGCGGGCGGGATATACGCGGCGAAGCAAGTCGTCAGCACGGGGCACACGCTCGTGCCGCAAACCGCTCCCGCCTCTCCCGCGTCCGGCTGGGTGCTCTATACCGACAGCGGCGACGGCAACAAGCTCAAGGCCAAAGCATCCACCGGCACCGTCGTCACCATCGGCACGCCGTAATCACTTTCCCGCCACATGAAAAAAATCGCCCTCCTCAGTCTCGCGGTCGCGCTCTGCGCCTCCGCTTTTGCCGCCGAAACTACCGGCACCGTCGCCCTCACACCGCTCGCCTCGAAAACCGAGGAAGGCATCACCACCGTGACCACCGTGGGCCGTGCGCAGGCCGAAATCGTGCTCAACGCCGATGGGTCGCTCACGTTTCAGGTTTACCCGAACGTGACGCTCCTCAGCCCATCTGGAAAGAAGCTCGCTGACACGCGGCTCGACACCAACAACGTGCTCTCCGTCGTGCTGCCCGCCGAGCAGGTGTCGGCGTTCTTCGCGGAGATTAAGAAGGCCTACGACGCTGCGCAGGCTGTGAAGGCTGCCGCTGCAACGCCGCCCGCTCCCTAACGTGACGCGCAACGAACTCACGCTCTCGCTCATTCGCGCCGGACTCTACTCCGGTGCGTGGGCGCTTGACGACGACACCTATGAGCCGGTGTCGCGTGAGTTCGTGTCTGCCGCGATGGTGGAGTTTCCGTCGTTCCTGCCGCCTGAGCTGCGCACGATGCTCGACGTGGGCGGCGGGAAGAAGCTCGCCGCTCCGCGATGGCTTCCCGAAGTTTGGGACTGCGACAACCTCGCCCGCGCGTTCGGCGTCTATCTTGGAATCTGCCTCGCGCGTGACGCCGTGATTACTCGCCGCACACGCGGCAACGTCGCTGCGGGCCTGCTCAAGTTCTGCCCCACGCCGAGCACCGCGCACGCAATTAACTGGTTCGTCGACCACGACGGCTCGGCGCACGTCGTCGATTGCGCCACGCTCGACTTCGCAAGCCTCACCGATCCTCAACGTGCGTCCATCTTTGCTGGTGAAAGCATTTAACCGAATCGCATTCATCGTGCTCGCCGCGCTCCTCGCCGGATGCGTGACGACGCCCGCGCCCGCGCCCTCGCGTGATCCTGCGATCTGGCGGCGCGATACCCAACCCACCTACCCACGCCCATGATCGCCAAGCTCGTTCCCGCCAACCTTCCCGCCGTGTTTTACTGGGGAACCGAAGCCGCGATGATCTTCCTGAACGGCTGCATCGCCGGCATCGGCGGCGGCTCGGCTGCCGGCATCGGCACGGGCACCGTCGCCGCCACTGCCGAGGGTGCGATCACCCCCGGCTCGCTCTCCGGTGCGCTCCTTGCCGCAGCTTGCGCTGCCGGCGGCAACGGCCTCAAACGCCTCATCGTCTGGCACGACGCCAACCCTATCCCAAATCCTTTCGCTCCGCCCGCCAACCCGCCAAAAACATGAAACCTCCGTCTAAAAACTTCCTCCGCTGGTATTTGGTTTTTCTGCTAGGCTTCCTCGCTTTCGTGCTCCTCAGCGGTTGCCAGTATCGCAGCTACTCCGAGGGGCAGACTAAATACACCTCGCTCAGCCTCGGGACCAACCAGACCGTTGCGCCGTTCACTCTGAAAGCGGGCAAAGAGGGTGATGCGTCCTTTCGCGAGTTGTCGTCGAAAGGCATCACCAACGACTCCACCTCCATCGTCGAATCCGCTGTCGGCGCGGCTGTGAAGGCTGCGGTCGGAAAATGAGCGCACGCGTCGAGTTTATCGGCAGGCCAGCGCTTGAGGCACTCACGCCGGCAGAGGTGCGCGAGCAGAGCGACGACGGCTCGCAGCTTTACAAGCTCCGCGAGCCTTTCGTTTGCGTGTCGGCAGCGTTCGGGACAATAACCGTGCCTACGTTCTTTGTGTCGAATTTTGCGAGCATCCCACGCGCGGCGCTTTGGTATATCGACGACGACTCGCCTGAGATTTTGTTCGGCTCGCTCGTTCACGACTACATTTATGCAATGGAGGGCGTGACGCCCGAGCGCGAGTTCACGCGCAAGCAGGCGGACGAGCTATTGCGCGATGCTATGCTCTCGTGCGGAGCGTCGCGCTCGCACGCCGCCGTCGTGTTCGCAGCCGTCCGCGCGTTCGGCGGATCTTACTGGAAATCTTGACTCAGCCTCATTTTATATCCCGCGCCATGCTTCAAACACTCGCCCAAATCGCTACCGAAAACGCCGGTCCGCTGCTTACATATGGTCCGCTCGGTATTGTCTGCGCTTGGCTCATGTGGAAGATTGAGCGCATGGAAAAGAGCATGGTCGAGAGCCTCGGGACGCGGCTCGGCGACTTGGCGCACCGTATCGACGGGCTGACGCGGGCAATGCTCGTTGACATGACTGAACGCGAGTCGGCGGGCGAACGCACGAAAGAGTATGCCCGCGAGGCAATAGCCAAGATCGACGCGCGCTCTAAAGCCGAAGTGAAACCTGAGCGTCAGTGACGGGTGCAATGCCGCGCGCTTCGTTTGTGCGCGCGAGGTGACACGGGGCACACATCACGCGCCACGCTTTCGGGTCTTCCGCGAGTAGGCGGGCAACAAACGGGCCAAGGTCTTCGTGTGATTTGAGCGTGCCGCACTCCTCGACGTGATCGACCTCAACCTCGTCGCGCTTGAACGCTCCCCGGCACGCGCAGCAGCGATAGGCGAACCGCTGATTGTTAGGGCCGTTGAATGGCACCTTGGCGGCGGCGAGCGCGAGGTTGCGCGGCTTCCAGCGGCGCAGCGAGAACTGGCGCAGCATGGAACGGAGCGCGCCCCAATATGCGCCTTCCGTCATCGTCCCGGCGTTGCGCGTGCGAGGCAGCAAAACGCGCTTGCCTGCCTTGCGTGCGGGCTTTGCGCCTATGTCTTGCTGCCGTGCAATTGGCGTCTGCTTAGACATAGCGCAAGACATAGACGCAGGCTGTTCCTTCGCGTTTGCGGGCATTTGGCGCGCTGGGGTAGGTGAAGACACGGGGCGCGGCTTTTCTTCGTCGCAATTCAATCTGATTGTAATTTCCGACGCGTGAGGAAAGCGGGCCAAAAAGGTTTCTCGATTCATTTGGCGGACCTCCCCTTGTTCCACGCGCGCCGACCGCTCGGCACTTTGATGCACTCGCGGGCAAGCAGCTTGTTAACGGCGCTCTGCTTTACGCCCGTCTCGCGGCAAATCTCTATCTCGCTCATGTGTCCGGCGCGGGCGAGCGCAAGAACGTGCGCGCGCTGGTCCGGCGTCGTGCGCACCCATTTCGCGCGGTTGTCCCATCGCGTGTCGCCGCCGTCTTTGCAGCGTTCGGGGTAGTCGCGCGTGAGAGCGCCACCGCCCGCGCGCATGAGTTTCGGCGCGCAACGGGCAATCATGTCGAGCATTCGGGACGCGGGCGATTCTTCGGCGTAAATGTTGGCAATCATGCGGCACGCTCCTTCCTGCGATGCCCGCGAATCACTTGGTTGACGTAGGAAACGGAGAGGCCGAGGTCCAGCGCGATGACCTTTTGCGCGCCCCACCATGTTTCGACTTTTGCGCGCCGACGAATCTCGGCAAGCGCGTGATCTGGAATTTGCGCGGGACGGCCCGTGCGTGGAACTGGTTTTGTTTTGTTCATCGGAAAGTGACGTTGAGATATTTCCCGGCGCGCACTTCGTAGAGTTGGCCGGAGGGGTAGAGGCAGAGGGCGTGATGGGTTGTGCGGTTGACCATGTTCACCGCGCCGTCGCGGTCGGTTGAAAGGTAAGCGAGGCCAAAGGCGCGCAGGCTGTCGTAAAGGATTTTCTGAATCGGCGTCATCGTTGGTTTTCGTCCCAAGGGCAATCATCGTTCGGCTCGACGTTGTGGCGAAATGCGGGCGACGGAATCTCGTTGCCGCCGACTGCCGAGATGAACAGCTCAGCCGGGACGACGGGCGCGGCGACGGGCCAAAGGCGGGCGGCGAAGGCAACGCGCGCAGGCTCATCCCATCGCGCCGTGTATTGAGCAAACAACGCTTCGCAATGCGCGTCCCATTTGGCCTCATACGCGGCGCGCTCGTTTGTCGGCGTCGTGTAAAACTGAGGGCCGCGAAAGTCTTGCGCGTGACGACACCCGACAAATGCGAAGTGAATGACTTTTCGAGCGCGCGAGACGTTTGAGCAATAATGCCAGACGGGAGGCTCGTTGCATGACGGACACGCTTTCATTGTTTGCCCTTCTGCGCGTCGAGCGCCGCGCCGAGCTGTTCCGCCATCCAGAACTCATTGCAATGCACGTCACCGCATTCCGTTTCGTGGGTCTTGCCGGCGTGGTCTATGACGAATTGCACGTCCTTGCGCAGTTTCGCCAATTCGTCCATCACGCGCTCACGATCTAGCTGCATGTCCGAATAAACGGCGTCGCAGTTAATTTGTCCGAGCTCCAACGCGGCGCGAAGTTGGCTGACCTCGGCGCGCAGCGTCTCGTTCTCTTTTTGACCCGCGCAGTCCGTTCCGCCGCAAGCGCATTGCCAGCGCGTTTGCCCGTTGAGCCGCGCGATCTCGGCGCGTGCGGCGGCAAGCTCGCGCTCAAGCTTGGCGCATTCCGCAATGATGGGTTGTGCTGTCCGTTCCGCTATCGCAAGTGTTACGCTGGTGTTGGTGCGTGGAATAAAGCTCATGTGTTTTTCGCCCTCACAATTTCCTGTCGGATTGTCAGCGGAAGGTCTGCCCATTTCTTCGTCGTGTAGTCGAGAACGGCCATCGCGTCCCATCCCTTCGCCTCGCCGAGCCTGCGCAGCGTTTCCTTCCATTCGCGCGGCTCTTTGTATGGGTCGAGCTTCGCCTTTTGCTCTGCTGTCGGAGCAACGCCAAACTCCGCCCAATGCGCGGCAATGCTTGTCGGCGTGATCGGTGCGCCCGCGTATTTCGCCGCGAGCTTGCGCGCGACACTCGCAATGTCCGCCGCCGTGACCTGTGGCGAAACTTGCATGATGTCTTTTTTCGCCTTCGCGACGCGCGAGCCTGCGGGCTTGTTTATCAGCTTCAAATCGTATCCGCTCGCGACGCACAGCGCGTCAAAAATCTCATCTCGCCCGTCAACGAGGGCGCGCGGCATGGCGCACACCTCGGGAAACTCCGCGTGTAACTGCGCGCGAATGCACTCAGCCGCGTCGCAGATCGTGAAAACGCCGCCCGGTCGCTTCTTTGGGAAGTCCGCCCGCGCTTGCACAAGCGCGCGGGCTATTCTCATGGCTGCATCGTCTTTCATGCTAGTGTGAATTCGATCTGTGCGGTTGCGTTTGCGAGATTCGACTTTGCCACGTCGAAATAGCTTTTCTTCAGCTCCGAGCCGACAAACTTGCGACCGAGACGGAGCGCGGAATATCCTTCGCTGCCGATGCCCGCGAACGGCGAAAAAACCAAATCGCCCGGATTGCTCCATAGCGTGATTGCGCGCTCAATCACGTCTAGCTGAAGAGGGCAAATGTGCCGCTCGTCTTGCTGCTCGCGTGCGCCCTCGCCGTTGAGAACGCGCCCTTGATCGACGCTCATCCAAACCGGCGACGCGTATTCCTGCCACATCTCCACCGGGAACGTCTCGGGGCATTTGAACACGGGGCGCGGGTTTTCTCCCGGCTTGCGGAACACGAGCAGGTAGTCGGCACAGCCAACGCGCGAGTCGCACGAGTCGGCCTTGAGCGTCTTGTAAAGCAACCCGTGCGCCTTGGTCCGCTGCATCTCAGTTACGGGCGATTTCCAGATGCAAATGCGCGAATGAAAGAGGAATCCGTGACGCCAGAACGCGCGAATGATTTCTCCACTGAAGTCCTGAAACTCAATTTTCCCGTGCTTCCATTTCGTCGAGAGCAAGTCCACGCAATGAACGGCGCACTCGCGACCGGGGACCATGATGCGAGCCATCTCCGCAATCAGAATCTCGAAGTGCTCGATGAACTGTTTCAGTCCGTCCGTGTTTCCCATGTCCTGAAGATCGTCGGAATACGTGAAGAGGTCGGCGAACGGCGGCGAGAAAACCGAGAAGTCGATTGAGGCGCTTGGGATGGTTTTCGCGAAGCGCACGCAGTCTCCGTGCGCGAGCTTCCATCCTTGTCCGGTTTCAATTCCGATTTCCGTGTTCACGGTCAGTTCTTTGATTCGGTTTTCTGCAAAGACTGCCGATGCGCGTTTCATTTCCTGTTGCATGATTTTGTGCTGTTCAATTTTGCGGTTGATGGTCTGAAGAATTGCGCCCTCTGTGCGGGCTTGGATGATGTAGGCGTTTATCTCGCGCTTTTGGCCGAAACGATACGTGCGGCGAAGCGCCTGATAAAACTCCTCGAAAGAATAGCTGAGTCCGACGAACACGACGCGGGCGCAGTTTTGCAGATTGAGGCCGAATCCAAAGATTGAGCTTTTGGAAATCAGCACGCGAATCGTGCCGTTAAGGAATCCCTGAATCGCTTTTTCTTTCGTGTGCGCCGTGTCAGAGCCGCGCACTTCGGTTGCGCCGGGAATAAACTGTTTCAGTTTGTCGGCTTCGTCGTTTGTGTTGCACCAAACAAGCCATTGCTCGGACGGCTCGCGGTCCACGAGATACGCAGCGCGGCGTGCGCGCATTTCGCTGGTCATGCGCATTTCCCGATGAATCGTCGTCGCCGAAAGCGTCGCGTGCCGGAATAGCTCTTCGCCTGCGTCGTGCGATTCGTCCACGTCAACGGTCTCCGTGTGCATGTGAAGCGCCGGCAGATCGTAGCCGTCGTCACTGAATCCGATGTCAGATGGTTTCGACACGCAGCACGCCCACGACGCAACCCACTTCCAGAACTCCTCCTCGGCGTGTTTCTTCAGCCGCCAATCGCCCGTATTGAACGTGTCGTTGACGAAGAACGTCGCGAGCATTTGCGCGGGCGAGCAGACGCCGAGAAACTCCGCGTGTTGGCCAAACTCCGTGTAATCGTTGGGCGAAGGCGTCGCCGTGCAGCACAGACGATACGGCGTCTTGCTGAAAGCCTCGGTAAGCGCGATGCGCGTCTTTCCCGTGAACGCTTTCAGGATCGATGATTCATCAAGCACGACGCCATCGAACGAAGTCGCGTCAAAGTGTTCGAGCTTGTCGTAGTTCGTGATGTAGATGCCCGCGCCTTTGATTTGCGCCTGTTCGCTGACGACGTGCGCCTTGATGCCAAACTTCTCAGCCTCCTGCTGCGTTTGCAGCGCAACGGACAACGGCGTGAGAATTATGACGGGCGACTTCGTGTGCGCCGATACCTGCCGCGCCCATTCGAGTTGTTGCAGCGTCTTGCCAAGTCCGCACTCCTCAAAGAGCGCGGCGCAACCAGAGCGCACGGCCCAGCGAACAACGGACTTTTGCCAGTCGAAAAGCGGCGCTTTGATCGGCTTCGGCTCGAAGCCTGACGCGATGCGATGCTTTGATTTTGCTGCGATAAACGCGTCGTAATCGGACAACGTGGAACTGTTAGGAGTGGACATAGAAAAAGGTTTGAGGCGGATAACGCGCCGCCCGCGCGTGTTGGGTTTTTGTTTACTGCGTGCCGGTCGCGTCGAATTTGAGCGCGGGTTCGTTCGCGTCATCGGCTTCGTCGCCGTCATTCTCAAACTCAATTTGACCCTGCGCGCGGTCGCCCTTGACGTATTTCTTCGCCTCGGCAATTGCCTCGGCAACAAGCGCGCTCGCTTCAATGCCGAGCGGCGGCGTGTAGCTTCCCTCCTCGGTCGGCTGTTCGAGCAGGCGTTCCGGCGTCACGAACGCGAACTCCTTGCTGGCGTCGTCCAAATCCTTGCGGACTCGGAGCGCCACCGTCACCGCGCCGCCCTTCGTGCCGAGGTCAAACCCCGTCACGCGCAGCCCTTTCTCAGCGTAGCTTTTCGGAAAATGACAGATCGTGCTCACGAGCGGCGCGAGTGCGTCCATCGCCGCGCCGAACGTCGGCAACGGGTTGTCGCGTTCGTCAATGCGGTAGTTCCCGTCACCTTGTCGCCATTCGATGACGATGGATTTGCGCGTGCGCTTGACACTCACGATCTCAATTTCGCGCGGCTTCTCGGGCTTTGCGGGCGCATCGGCTGAGCCTGTTTCTTTTTTCTTAGCCATGTTTAGTTTCCTTTCGTTGGGTTGATGTGCTGACAAAACAATTACGACGGGACCGGCCCGCCTGCTTCCCATGCGGCAATCTTTGCTTCGTAAGCGAGGCGCTTCGGGTCTTCGTGCGCAGATTTGAGCGCGTTCAGTTTTGCGAGCGCGCCGTCAAACGCGTGCCCGAAAACGTCGAGCGCCGAGCGAATCGCATCCTGCAATTTCGCGTCCGGCTCAACGTGAACAACAAGCGCCGGAAACTGTCGCGAGTAGCTGAGAAACTTCCACCACGCGCGCCCGCTCACATAGAGTGAAAACTGAACCTGCAAAACGTAGTCTTCGGGGACGACGCCATTGAGCAGATATTCGATGTGCCTCGCGGGCTGCGGGGATTTGATTTCGATTCCGCCCTCCTCGCCAATCAGTCCGTCCGGTGAGAATCCGATTCGCCCGTCGTCCGACGTGCAAAACCCGACTTCGCGCACGGGCGTGTTATGCTCAAAAGCGAACCACGCACGCGCCTCGCCCTCGACGATCACGCCTTGCTCTGCGGCGAATGACGTGAAATCGCTTTGCGGCACGCCAAGGATTCGCTCGGCGAGCTTCTTGTAGAGGTAGGAGCGCGGGCCTTCGCCTGTGCGCACTTTGCCGAGCGGCGAGACAAGCGCGCCGACTTCGCTCGCCGTGACGACGCCGAGACGCGCCGATAACCATTCGGGCGTTCCCTGTTTGCAATCGACGATCTTCATGACGCGGCTCCTTTCATGGAGCGAAAACGCCCGTTGCTTTCGCGGCGGGCGCGGTCGCGTTCGACGTTGGCGAAATAGTTCTCAATCCACGCGTCGGCTTTTCCGCGCTTGATTCCGGCGCGGTAGCCGAGCGCGTAACCTCCGACGAACGGCAGCACGCCAAACGCAAATAGCACGATGAAAAAGTCGGTGACGTTCATTTGCCGTCCTCCTTGCGCTCGCGAGCAGCAATCATTGCGTCGGCGTATTTGTAAGCGCACGACGCAACGGCGGATTCAGCGATGCCGAACTTTTGCGTCGTGTAGTTCATGAGGATTCCCGCGAGCGCCTGACTTGCAAAATAGTCGCGCATACTCATGCCCGTGCAACCATATGCGCCACCGGGAAACGCTTGTCCTCCATCGTTAATTAGCTCGTTCACGAGGCACCCTGCTTTCTGCGGAGCGCCGCAACGAGACGGTCATAACGTGCGGCGGGGATTTCCTCGAATTTCGCAGCGCCCGCAAACGCGAGAAACGCCGGAACGTCGGACTTCGTTTGTGTCACAAGCTCGCGGAGAAAGCAGACCTGTTCCACCGAAATAGACGCGCCCTCAAGCGCCGCGTCGCTGTCCTCGTTTTGCAGCGCGTCCTGTCTCACGACAATGTTGAGACAATTTAAAAGCGCGTTGCGCTTTGCCGTGGTCGCCGCCTTGCAGTCTGCCTGCGTATCGGAATCGGCCTTACCCGTGCGCACCGCAAACGAATTGGCGCGCGAGTGTCCGCCGACGTGCGACAGCGTGCATGTTTCGAGAATTCGCCCGTCGCGGAAGTCCATCGTGAACGAGACAGTGAATCCGTTGCGCACGAGCACCGGGGAGATTTGGTGCATCACATCCTCGAAGCGCGCGTATTTGCCGCGATTCAAGATTGGCGTTTCGGCGACGATGACAGGCAGTTCGCTTTGAAGGCGAACGAAAGCCTCGTTGAATTGCTTCTCGGCGTTGCGCAGCTCCATGCGTTCGTAAAGCTCGACGAGCTTTTCGATTGCGGCGACGTTTTCCGTCGTCACGCCCTTTTCAATTACGGCGGAAAGCATCGCGCCGACTGACGGCGCTTGCGTGGGTGCGACGGCGAGCGGCATTTGCGCGGCGGGCACTAGCTGAGTTTCTGCGGGTGTATTCATGGGATGGATTTGGATTTGACGGGTGAGTGTATAGCGCGCACGGTGTCGGTGTTAGGCAGTGAGCGCGGGCGTTGCGGACGTGGAACTCCGGGCGCTCGCCTTTTTTTTGTGCGATGCGCGCGGGAAGCCTTTCGACTTCGCAAAGACAACGGAAGCGTCGAGCACGCCGCCGAGGTTGTGCCCCGTGTCGCGCTGCCAGTCGGCAAGCGTTTGTTTCGTCTGCGGATCGACGGTAGTCGAACTGAGCAAAACGCGCGGCTCCTTGCCGATGCGCGGGCGATGACCGCGCGGGGCGAGTTGGATAAACGGTGTTGGGTCAATAGATGTGCTCATGTGATAATTTCTATGCGTGTTGAAATTGGGAAAATCTTGCGCTCGCCGCCGAGTCCGTCGCGCTCAATGGCGCGACAAACCGCTTCCGCTGCTTCGCGGGACCAGTGCGTGTCTTCGGATTCGTTAGGTGTGCGGCCAAGGCATACTTCGTCGGGCCAAAGGACGACGGAGCGCCAGAGGGATGTTTTAGTGGGTGTGCGCATAGAGTCAGAGTCCTTTTTTGCGCAGTTCCTCGTTGAGCCGCGAACCCATGACGCGCGCCGAGTTTGCGAGCATCCCGGCGAGCAAGTGACCGGCTGCATCATGCGGAGCGGTCGGGAACGGCAGCGACGGCAACGCGCGAACAGTCGCAACGGTGAACGACTCGACGGCGTCAGGATTGCGGACGGGTGCACCGCTCTCGGCCTTCACGTCCTCGCCGGCAAAGACAATTGCCGTGATCTTCAATTCGACTCGGATGTTTTTCATGGGGAGTTAAGGCTGTGCTGGCATTGTTTGAGGGTTTTAAACAATTCTCCTCCTGTCTTGCTTGTTTTTGGAAAATATCTCCAACCGCCAAATTCTCGCTTTATCGTTCCGCAAATCTTGCCGTCAAGTCGCACCTTTACGTCGGCTTCTGGATTTCCTTCCGTGTATAGATATTCAATATTTTTCATGGGAGAGTTGGCAGATATTTGCGGATTATCTCGGCGCATTGTTTTTGCGCTTTGGTTCGGGCGGCGGCGGCGGCGGCGTCGGA